CACTTCCTTGTCCGTAGACATCCTCATGCCAAAAGTAGACCCCTGCAATGAGGGTGGTTGCGCTCGAACTCAAGCCGCTAAGAGTAAAGGAAGTTGAACTTGTTGAGCCTTGGCGCAAGGTTGCCGTGATGCTTGAACTCGCACCATACCATTCGTTGAAAGCCATTTGTGCGCCAGAGGACTTACTAATAAGCCCCCTGATGTCACTGTCATTAATTTCACAAAGTGAACCAGAAGAACCACCTGCCTCAACGTGAATGTCGTTTAATGAAATCTGACCGCTACTTTGCAGAGCCATTCTTTAACTCCTCAATTTCAGCTTTCAGTTCCTTGATGGCTTCAATAAGCAAGCCGTGAAGTTGGTCATACTGTACGGTTTTGTATTCAACATCATCGTCAGTCTTTAAAGGCAGTGTGCTTTCTGTAACTGCGCTTGGAAGAACCGCTTCGACTTCTTGAGCAATAACCCCTGCACTCTGCTTGCCATCTGCTTTGTAAGTAAACGTGTAGCCCGATAGCTGACCGACTTTATCAAGTGCGCCTTCGATTGGCTTGATGTCCTCTTTGAGCCGTTCATCAGAGATTGTGGTTGAGTAGGCAATGACGTTGCCGTCAACGTGCAAGTCACCATCGCTTTCAAGGCGCATACGCTCTCCACCAACTGATGTACTCGCAGATGACCTTGAAGCTGTATAAAATCTTAAATCACCACTATAGCCCCCTGCGTTATAACTTTGGATAGAGGCTTGGTTGTTTGAACTGCTGCCATAAAACGCGATGCCATTGCCGCTACCTGTCGCGTCACTTCCAGAGGCAATATTTAGTTTTATATTTGAGGTACTTGTAGTGTTAATGCCAACATTGCCGCTACCATCTACTCTAAATTTAGAAGTACCATCATCACGAACATCAAAGATGTAATTAGCAGATGTGCCAGTGGCATCGACAATCATCACGTTCTGGTTGGTGTCGCCTTTAACGTGCAGCTTAGTTGATGGACTGTTAAGCCCCACGCCGAGCGACCCCGATGAGGTCAGGCGCATACGCTCTGTGCCACCAGTGCTAAATGCTATCGTATCTGTTGCACTAACTGGTTGAAACATCCCTGTATTTAAATCATCGTTGAAGGAATAACCGGGACTAGCTGCTGTACGTCCAGAATTTGTCGTGCCTTGTATTAATGGGGAGTGTCCATTCCCTGCGCCAAAACGAACATCTCCGTTGCTTCGGATTCTCATCTTCTCGCTGTTGTTGGTGTTGAAATACATATCATCTGTAACCACACCGATCTTGTTATATCCAGAACCCGAACTGTTGGCATCTGACAGTGTAATGTAACAATCAGCATCGCCGCTTTCAAACCTAGCCAAACCATTGTCAGTTGCGTGATAAGCATCAAAAACAAATGCAGGAGAGGCGTTCCCCAAGCCTAAATATCCACCTGATGCAAGGCGCATCCTCTCATTATTACCAGTGTAGAACTGCATAATGTCGCTGCCATTTGCACCCAATGCAATGCCTGTGTCGACATCTGAGATGCCCCAAATTTGGTCAGTTTTAGAACCTACTGAACTTGTCTCAAACTTCTTGGAATTGTCATAATACAACTCTGCCGCGCCATTACTTACGAACTGCGCTTTGATTTCGTTTAGAGCAGCATTCGTAATTAAAACATTATTGTCACCACCGAGATATAAATCCCCTTGCCCTGCGTCATTTATCACGGATGCCGAGCCGTTGTGATACACCTCCAAATCGTTTGAAGCCCCAAATTTAGCCTTGTCGTTATCGCCAAACGAAATGTCACCAGTGGTATTTACGCCGTTAAACGTAGGTGTATTACCAGCGCCAAGACCAAGATTAGTTGCAGAGTTAGCAGCGTTGTTTACATCGGACAGGTTGTTTGTAACTAACAATGCACCAGACAAAGAGGCGTAGGCTGCTACCCATGCAGAGCCAGTGTAAACCTGCATCGCGTTTGCAGTTGTATCATAGTAGAGAGCGCCAGAAGCCAAGGCGTTTCCATCGTTGTCAACACTAGGCGCTGAACTCTTTGAACCAAGGTATCTGTCATCGAAGCTATCAAAAGCAGCTAGTGCGCTGTCTCGCGCAGCTTCCGCAGCCGTTTGTGCTGTTGCTGCACTGGTAGCACTTGCCGCCGCACCTGTTGCAGATGTCGCTGCCTCCGATGCTTTAGTCGTAGCAGTTGACGCATTTCCAGACGCGCCTTGGATTGCTGAGATGTTAGTCGCGTTTGTGTTTACGGAAGAGATGTTGCTTGCTGTTGTGTTTACGTTTGAGATTGAACCTGCAACCGTGGTCACGTTGCTTGCAACACCTGCAACCGTTGTAATGTTGCCGCTTATACCTGCAAGGGTGTCCATGTTTGTGACATTGCTTGATGTGCCAAGCGTATTCATGTCGCTTACAATATCAGACGTTCCAAGGGTATTCATATCCGCAATTGCGTCAGACGTTCCAAGCAAGCCAAGCTGTGTTGTCTTAGCCCCTAGAGCATTAATGTCGGCGGTATCACCTGCCACTGTATTAATGTTCGTTGCATTACCTGCAACTGAAGTCACGTTAGATGCGATACCTGCAACCGTAGTTACATTCCCAGAGATTCCTGCAACCGTTGTGATGTTAGAAGAATTAGACGCAGCAGTTTGAATAGCATCTGTTGCATCTGTTCCATCTTCAATGTCAGCTAGTGTTGCAATGTCAGCCGTAACAGCAGCAAGCGTACTAACGTCAGCAATCTTTGGCCCTGCTTCCACAGCACCAGTGCTAGCGTTAAAGCCCATAACCGTACCTTTGCGACTATCAAGCGAAGGCAACTCCAAAGAGGGCGCAGTTTCGTGATCTGAGACTTGGATCGCACGACTTGCTTGATCCTCAATGTCAGCGACCATAGCCGTAAGAGTATCTAACTGGGTGTTAAGCGCAGCCCTATTAATATCTGCACCTGCTGAGAAGTCAGTAGTGCGTTCAATAGTGGTGTCGCGTGTAATTACCACAGTAGAGCCGCCAGTCGCCCCTGTGACTGACATCGTAACAGTACCAGTTGATCCGCTACCGCCGCTTACAGTGTAATGTGCCGTTAGGGTTTTCTTTGTCCCATCCACATAGACGTTCAAGTCTGCGTTCTCAAAGAACTCAAAGTTGACAGTAAATGAAGTCTGCGTTGCGCCTTGAGCTACAGCGTAGCTTGCTCTTGGATTGTTGTTGGAAATATCTATGGTCATGTGTCACCTCTTTGACCTGTTTTCCCACGACAAGGCAAAGAAGAGCAACGCACAAATAGACTAGGACAAATTACTGACGCCCAAATGCAGACTTAGTTGCATAATCAATGAACGCTTTGGAATCTTCCTTAACCCAGAACAGTTGAGTCAAAGGCAAGCTAAAGTAAAATTCCCTTGCGGCATCAGCATACTCTTGCTGACCGATTTTAGCACCTGCGTCAACAAAGTCCTTTATGGTAGACGGTCCTGCGCCCATGATTGTCATCATGCCTTCGGCAAATCCGTCTTCACCATAATAAGGTAATCTAACAGCGTCATTATCTGGATCATTAAGTCCAAGCTGAACCCCAACCCTGATAGAATTAAATGCAACATCTCCATAAACAGAAGATATACCACTTCTTTCGACTGCCGCCATAAATCTTTGGTCATAATCCATCTCTTCCCATGCCCAAGATGGAGTTTTGATCTTTGCGATTAAATAGCCCATGCCAATCATAGTCGCAAAACCTGCATACTTAGACTTTAGTTGGCCTTGGGCTGATGTTTGCAAGATGTTAGCCATTGCTGACATTGAGAAGTTGTAAAATTGAAACGGGAGTGTAGCAATTGGCATTTCCCACCGAGCATAGCCCGGAAAGCTTGGGTCTTCTTGTATATTTGGCATAATTTTACGCGCATTTTTGATCTTAAGAAACACAGAGCCATCTGCATATTTAAACCTAGTAGCAGGTGAAGAGGTAAGAATTGTATTTGCTATGTTTTGAGACACAGCAGCCCTAAATGCCACAATTGTTTCTGTTGGAACGCCAGAGTTTGCCCACTCAGATATATTGCCAACGTTTAAGCCTCGGTCTGTCATTTCTGTTGGCGCTTTTGCAATTGCTTTTAAATGCTTTGAGTCAAGACCATACCTTGCAGCAAACTCTAGCTCAAAGTTAGATGTTTTACCTGTTTCTACATTTTTGGCTATCTGTATAAACTTATGAACGGACAAAGTTCCCGATATAGTTTTTAGGCCAACAGTCATAGGGCCAAGTCCGTTTGCAATAAAGCCTATATTCTTTACTGAGTTCCAAATATCAGAACCGACCTTAACACCAGTCTCTTCTAGAACCCTTTGCTGAACAATGCCTAAAGAAAGCTCTACAGCCTCGCCATATATTCCTTTTATTTCGTGAAATTGACGCTGAACAGAAGCGCTTTCCATTGCACCAAGCGATGCTCTAAATATATCCTTAAAGCCATGCTCCATAACCATCTTTGGAATATCGCCAATTGCAGTAATCCCTGCACCGCCAAGATAATTCAAAGAAGCATACTCTTTTAAGAACTGCACAGCTTTTGCAGACAGGCTTGTTGGATTATCAAGTGTGGATGCAGTTACACGCCTATAAAGAATTGTAAGATTTTGCCTTAACTCATTAACATCTTCTAACTTCATGCCATTAGAAAGCAAATCACCAGTAAGCTCGTCTGCTAGCTCGTCGTAATTTTGCTTAAACATATTTGCAAAGTCAATTTTGCTTCCCATTCTGGTGTTATACGTCCGAATTACCTCACGAACATTTGTATTTATAAAGTCAACAACCTCAGAGTTTGGGATGGCAATAGCTCTGCTTGGGAACTTAATGCTTTTAGATGTCGGAATGTCAGAAGGAACGTCATCGCTAAGTATAGAGCGAATAACTGAATCAACGTATTTATCTTGAGCCTCTAAATCGCCTGTTAAATCTGCTCTTTCGTGCAGACCAGTCTTATTATTGTACTTTACTCCAAACGGATTTTGCCTAATCCAGTTTGTAAGTATTGTTCTAAATGTCTGAGAGCCTTTTTCATCTAATTCTATAGCTCTGTGATCCCACATACGCATAAAATATGGCTCTTTTTTACCCATAGGTCGAATGTCGCCGCTTGTTACATATGCTAAACTGTTTTCAAGCTCTGCTAGGTCTTCCCTATGTCTTATTATTCGGGCGCTCCAATACTCCTCTGCATCTTTATATCCGTTTTCTCTTGCCCTTCGCAGTTTATCTTCGTCGTTATCTATTTTGCTTTTCTTTTGGATTATTCTTGATTGCAAAAAATTACTTGAGCCAATTACACCTGCCCCTGTTGCCTCATTTCTCATTCGGTCAAAGTATTTTTGGAATAACTCTGCGGCTTCTTTTTCTTTAGCCGTCAAGTTTTCACCAGTAATATGTTTTATAAGCGTTTTTTCAGCCCACTTGTCTAAGCTTACGCTTGAGCGCGTTGCTTTACGGACAAGATTTGGCGCAATGCGTGGGGCATCAGTTGCGTCTTTCCAAATTCGAGTAAGCTCTGACTCAAACTGAATAACGTCTGCTCTTCTTAGTTGGTTTCTTATGTGAACACTTGGCGGCAAAGTCATCCCTAGTTTTTGCCCTGCGTAAAGCAAAGAACTATCACCTGCTAAAAGCAATGAGGATTTCTTAAATCTATTTATAGCTTGCTTAAGCTCTGGTGAAGCGTTCTTAGGCAATTTGAATCGAGCAATTGCTTTTATTGGCGTTGGTAAAATATCCAACCTGTCAAGAAAGCTTGCGGCAAGATTATAAGGGTCTTCTGAAACAGTAAGCCCCTCATCTAACCGCCTCTTGTTCATTTCATCAATAACAATATCTCTTTCTTTAGTGGTCTTCTTTAAACTAGAGACTAAGCCATCTAATGTTTCAGACCCCAACACAGGATGAACCCCATCCTCTACCTCTGCAATTGTTTTTGCAATTCCGTGAATCCTTTGGGTCATATTCTGGACTTCTGCTGTTAGCTCTTGATCGCCAAAGCTTTTGAACGGTCTTTCCATTTTTGCGCCAGAAGCCAATCTTGCTTGAAGCTCTCCAAATCTTTCCATCTCAAGAATAGTTAAAGAGTGATCTTGTATTCGGCGGTGCGCATCAGTCATTGCGCCGTTAAACATACCTTTGCCTTTTGCGATGCCAAACGCAAGACCACTAGATAGTATTGCAGTAGCGCCAATATAAGCCGCACCCTCGCGCCAATCGTAATCAGGCATACTTGAGTACCGAATAGCCTCCTCCCCTGCTGCAATAGCCGTTGCAGTGGCGCTAAGGTTTATCGCTTGCTTTGTCGCAGTGACACCTCTTGCAAACCTAAAGACTGGAATAGCGGCAAGGGGGTCAAGAAGACCTGCGGCAAGCGTCTGACCTACAGAAGCTTTGCTTAATACACCTCTGTCTGCTTGTGCTTTCAAATAAAGCTCTTTCTTTACATCAAACTCTGCTTTCGTAGCGGCAAGCATAAGGTCTTCTTCAATCGGCTTGTAGAAAGGTTCTACTACACGATCAAACTCTTCCCTTTCAGCCCACCTATTGTAAAGCCCATTTGAAACAAGAGGGTCTTTCCAATAAGAAATGTTGCTGTAAACAGAGTTTGTAAACGTAGGGTTAAAGAATGAAGTTCGCTGACCAGTAACAGGCGTTAGAATATATGGCTCTGCCATTATTTTTCCCCATCCAACATTTTCTGGATTTCATCTAAAATAAAGTCAGGAACTTCATCAACACTTTTATAGCCAAGAAGCTTTCTGTAAGGGTCAACTCTAGTCATATAATCTTTAGCAAGCTCATTTGGCTTTGGCCCATAACCTGTGTCGTATTTTTTCTGTGTTCTGATCCAATTTAACGTTCTATTTTTTACTTGAGACAGCCTATTTTTTTGTGTGTAAGTAAGGCCATTATCGTCGCCCTCTGTTACAAGGTCTATAAGCGTATCACCTAATGATTTTGTTTCGGGCGCTGTTCCTGAGAGGTCTTGCAACTCGCTTACAAGAGCTTGCATACCTTGACCTCCAACACTCTTTACAGCCTTTTTGTAATTTTCTTCGCCAAATTGATCTATTAACTGTTGCTCAAAATTGCCTTGACTTGTTACCTCGGCCCCAGATTCATCAGTCATTGTTGGTTCTTCTGGGAGGCCGTAAAACTGTTGGTCAATATCAGTAAGTTCAGCCTCGAAAGATGCTTTCAAATCATTAAGGCCAAAAGCAGAACCAACAACCTCGTCAACACTCCCATCCTGCCTCATTCTAAACACCATCCATATAGGATTTGCAGCATCGCTAGATGGGTGAGCGCCAACAAAAGCGCGATCAACCTGATCCAACTCAGCCAAATGATTAGTTAGATTGCCAGACAAATCTTTTGTTGTTTGAATCGGATATATGTCGGGATCGTGCCTCATTTGAGTCACGGTAACTTTTGAGTTTGGATAATATTTTACAAGCCTTTCTTGACCTATATTTAAAATATTAACGCTTTGAAGCTTTTGCGCTATAAACCTATCAAACTTTGGTTTGTCGTCTGCACTAAGATAATCAGTCCAATGAAGAGCCGAAAACTCACTGCCACCAGTAAAGATTGAATAAGCATTAGGGTCTTCCACAAAACCTGCTTCATAAATTCCCTTAACAATTTTTTTCCAATTATTGCCCCCGATTTGATTTGCTATAACCGCAGCCTCAATAACAGGAGTAATGCTAGGAATTAATTGAGATGGAATACCTGCGGCTAATGCCAAAGAAGTAGCATCATCAAAATTAGTCATGCCTTTAAACTGTTCTTTAGTTAAATTTTGGGCAATTAAAACTTCATTTATAAACCTGCCGACACCACCTTGATAAGATGCCGACACCAAATCAGCCATTGAGAACACTTTAAGCTTGGCTATATCTTCTTGGCTTAGATTGCTATCAATACCCAAATATGCAGGTTTGACTTTTAGCCTTCCATCTTGAAGAAAAAAGAACTCTTCCCTTAAGTGCATAGCAAAGTTTTCTGCCTGTTGGTCACTTAACTGACCATTAAGAAGGCTTCTTGCAGAATCCACAATAAGCATATTAGGAAAATACGGATTGCCCTTAGAGTAAGTTAAGAAATCGCCTATGCCCTCAACTTCTAAAATCTCTGCGCCTGACATTGTGTATAAATCAGGAAAGTCACTTGGATTAAGGCCAAACATCTCAATAGCAGCGCTTGTAATAGCCCTTGGGTCTTCTAACTGCTTAAAAGTAAATGGTGTTTGGTTTTTAATTTTAGCTTCTAACTCAGTTTTTATACGCGCTTTTTGTGCTGAATCAATATCTGCGCTTTGGTTTGAAGCAAGACCTGAGAGAACAGATGTAATTTGTTTATTATTAAAACGAACAGGAGTACTTTTAATGAGTAATTGAGCTTTATTTACAGCGTCAGCAATCAACTTTTCTTCTTGTGTAAGCTCTACTGAAACATCCCCTAAGAAAAAGTCTTCTAGCCTTTGTAAAGATTCTAATCTTTCGCTTGGTTCTTGAGAAAGACCCCCTAATGTTTTTCTTAATTGAGAGTCAGCATAATCATCAACAATTTTTTGCGCCTGTGAGGTTAATACATCTATACTAGCCCCAACTGCATCTCCCTCCTTTACTAAAACTTTCCCAACATCTTTAAATTTTACAACGCCAGAATTAGCTACGCCTACAAGACCTGATGCAAAAACTTTAAAACCTTCAATGCTAGCTTCATTCTTTTTAGTGGTTATTGCACTTGAGATTTCTTTCCAAGCGCTTTGATACTCAGTCCCAATTAACTTTTCTGAGCTAAATGTTTCTTTAAATTTCTTTGCAATTTCTTCTGCGTCAAACAACGATGTTGTGTTTAGCTTTATACTTTGCAAAGTAGATATATGCTGCCGACCCATAGCCAACGAAAGTGCAGCTTTTCTATCTTGCTGTACAGTTGTGGCTATTTTTTTCCGACCAGTTAAAAAATCCTTAAATGGAGTTGGGTTCTCCATCATAAGGTCAAAATACAAATTAGAGTGTTCTTTTGGCAGTATACTAAAAATAACTTTTGGGTCTTTAATCCCATCAATTAGAAAAGAAATCTGCTCTTTATTTAATACAGTATGGCTAACACCGCCTTTTGCTGGTCCTTTTTTTGGCTTTCTAGGCGAAGAAAGCAATTGAGACATAAGACCTGCGGCAAGCTGTTCTTTCTGCTTTATTACTGCCGTCTTTAGTTTACCAAAAGCTTCAGCGCCAATGTCGGCCTGATAATAAGCAGCTTCATCAAGCAGAGTATCCATCTGCGCCATAATGCTTTTTACTTCCATTGGAGTAAAATTTCTGCCTTTAATGTAAGCTTCGGCTGCTGTGTCTTCAAATATTTGAGTGTTATCGAAAACTTGCTTCTTAAGGGCGGCGACAAAAGCTTCTTGTTCAGCATCTGCCCTCGCTTGTTCAATCTTTCTTTGTTGAGCAAACACTGCGCCGACATTTGAAGCCGCGCCAAATTCTGTATTTAAATCAGCAGAAAGAGAAACGAAGTCTGCTTGTGTAAAGTCATCAGCCAACAGCATAACTTGAGTTAGCGCGTGTTGAGCTTTTTGTGGCAATATATCCATTATTGCCTTGCTGCCACCTACTTGAAAGTAGGTTTGTATCATTGTTGAAAACTCTGCGACTTCTGGCTGCTTTAGTACAGTTGAGATTCTTCCTTTAAGGAAAGCTGTTTTTGCCGCTTTAAACTCTTCTATAGACTTGTTGTTAGTCGCAATCCCTAGCGTTTTGAAGTCTTCAAACTGTGTGCCAACTGCGGTTTGTGTTTGGTAAAACTCATGAAAGTCACCATCGCCACTTGCACCTGAGTTATAAGCCGACTCATAGAAATCATTTAAAAGCCGAGCATGAGCGAGCCTTGCTTCTTCTTGCATTTTTTGGATGCGCAAAACCTCAAGTTGGCTTTCGCCTCTAGTTCTTGCTGATGCTCCTGCATCAACAATGACCTGTTTGTAATAGCCAGACGCATCTTGCCCAATGCCTTCTAGATAAGCATTGAAAGTCTGCTCAAATAATTCTGGGGCATTGCCTTCAACAGAAACCTTTTGCGCAATCTCATTGGCTTTTGCTGCTATCTGATCGTTTACAGATGTTTGGAAACGTTGAAGAAGAACTCTTTCAAAAGCGTTTTTCCGAAACTCCCCCATGTGATCTGCTTGCTGAGAAGCAATTGGCTTTTTTGTGTCTGGGTCAAAGGAGAGTATTTCATTAATTCCAAGCTCTGCTGCTTGTAGCTCACCTGACTCAATAGCTTTGTTTTTTTCAAACTCAAAAGCTCTGGCTCTCATTTTGGCGGCTGACTCTTTTACAGCCTGACCAATTTGCTGACCTGCAACTGGAACTCTGGTAACGCCAATGGGCGCAATTCCAAATCTTTTTGTCTGTCTTACAATAGCCATTATAAAGTCTTCTTCCAATCAAAGTAGGCTTCACCACCAGTCGTTGCGGCTTCCATCATTGAAGCATAGAGGCTTTCTCGACCTTTTCTCATTGTGGCTGCGCCTTGTTGTTTTAAAGCAAGTTGATTTATTCTTGCCATAATTGCTACATCTGAGATGTCACTGCCAATAACTTCTTTGTCAGCTTCTTTTTGTGCCATTACAGATGGATCAGATACATCACGACCAAACTTGCTATACAAAGCGTCTGCGCTTGAAATAGCGGTCTTAAATGCTTCTATTGTTGCTGTGCGCGTTTGTATCCCTTGCGCATTTGCAAGCTGAGATTCAGTATCAATATTAAACCTTTCAAGCTTTGCTGTTTGATAAGCGCCTATCCCTTGGATTAAAGAACCTGCCGCTTGCATTAAGCCTAATGCTAATTGAGCGCTCATAATACTAACTCCGCTATTAGCCCATTGATCTGCATATCAAGGGGGTGATCCTGTTCAATAGTTACCTGTGGATTTCGGTTATAACCTAGTAACCTAAATTCTTTTTTGCCAGTAAACGCTGCTGTTGTAACAAGCGGCCTACTGTTTATTTTAGCCGATCTAGTGTTCTTCATATCAACAACCACATTGGTTATGCCGCGAGTTTCGCCTGTGCTTGGGCCATTGCTAGCCGCAGCATCAATAGGGTTGGTAACAATTTTGGCTGTAAACTTTTTACCAGTGTAGATATGTGTGTACCCATGACCTGCGTAAGCTGTTAGGTCAACTTTATCATTGCTGTTGACAGTAAACTGACCGAGTGATGACAGCGTTGTACCATCTGTAGCAATGACATCTACAACATCGTTCTGGCTGTAGAGGGCGCTTACATCAACTTTGTTTGAGGCTATTGCCCCATAGATATAGAAGTCTAAACCAATGTCGCCCCTAAACTCACACAGTTGCAGCTTGTTATCTGAATCGTAAGCATTAACAAACAGCCTATCTTCTATTGCGCAGACAGAGCCAAAGTTTCCGTTTGTTGTAACTCTTGACCAAGATGCTCTTTTCTCTGCCCTGTTAGATGAGAACAAAGTCATGTCTCCATTAGATAAGCTTAAAGCAGCATATGAGTCAGGCAAGCCAAAGCCGCTATGAACAACAGCTAAATATTTTGGCTCATCAATGAGGTGCGATGATATAGTTGAGATAGATGTAGCGGTATAGGCTTCTTCTGTGTCGGTGTAGATATACTCTCGAACAATCTTACCATTGTTCTGCACAAAGATCGTTGCGCCATCTATAGACATAGGCTCAACGTGTTCCACACCATATGGTGTTTGCTTTCGTATCTGAGCATTGGTTGGCGTAATCGCTTGGTTTAGATAGGTCGGAATGTAAAGCTCATTAGATGCGGTGAAGACCTGCAAGTCCCTGTTTGAAACAAGGTATCTAATTTCATTAACTTCCCCTGTGGCAGCAACCATAGAAATCGAATCTGAATCTTCTGCATCACTTACATCAAAGTTAAAGAACTCACCAATTTGGGACATCCAAATGTTATCTGGCTCTGCTATCGTCCCACCAAAGCAAAGACGGTTTTCATGGAACTCTACCGCCGCAGGGTATCCACGCTTTGCGGACCACGCCTGTTCATCCCATCGGTCCGTTGGTGCATGAGTTGTAACTTTAACGTATCCACCACCATCTTCGGCGCTAGAAGCAGAACCACCTGCTGTTATAGTGTATGTATTTTCATCAATAATAGTGCCAACAGTTCTTGCGCCATTTAAATTTGCTGTATTTACCCCACCTGTGGCAGACGCTTCTGACAGAGTAATTGACTCACCACCCCCAAAGCCATGAGCAATATGTGTGACTTCAACCGTTGTGCTGCCGTCAATAGTTCTTAATGGGTTAAGAACAGAAAGCCTAATTTTAAGCTCGTCTACAACATTACCTGTTGCTTGGGTTGCAGACTGAACGCTTGTAATCGTTACCTCACTTTTGCCATATCTAACAACAGTCCCAACATGAAGTGAGTCAGCGTAGTTTCCACCGCTTTGAGAGCCAGTTGTATCCCAATAAGCCGCACTTGTCGTAAGAGTTATTCCGCTTCCACTTGTTGCACTTGGGTCAAGGGTGACACCATGAGACTGAAATCTGGAATATGGTTGATAAGTTTGCTTATTATCAGCCCTAACATCAAAGCTATATGTTGATACCTCAAATGCAGTTAGGCTTGTGCGTGTTATCATTCTTGGCGCAAAGAGTGGATGACAAACAAACATTACATCGCCATACTGCGCTGTGGTGTATTCTTTTAGATAAGCTTGATCGAAGGGAAGCGCAGCACTGCTTGTGTCTGCTGTAATTGTCGCAACAAGAGAAACCGTATCCGAGCCATCTATCAGTCGAAAGCATCTTACTTTCTGGTGTTCTATCGAAATGATGTATTCTTCGTTTTCATCGAAGACAAACGGATAAAGGTGAGATTGCTCTGGATTGCTTGAGCTATAGGTAATGCTGTAATCGTAGATGTGCCTCATGCCATAGCGTTTTTTGACAGAACCTTCTGCCATAACCACCATGTTTTCAAGTCTTTGCGCTGACGCATTATAAACAGCAGTATCAGTCCTCATAATGAGGGAGTCACTTACTTCACCAAACTGAAAGCTGCTAACTGGTACTCTGATCTTCTGCATTAGCTGCGCCTTTCAGCAATGAACCTCGAAGTGTTTAGCTTGCGTGTTGTTTGTTGCTGTGAGTCAAGCCTACGCGCTTTAATAAACTGGCGCTCTGCTCTGTTTTCCATTGCGCTTCCAAGCTGTGCGTCCCTCGCTAAAGAGATTGCAAATACGCTAGCAACAGCAAACTCAACGGCAAGAGTAAAGTAAGGAGGCCAATCGACTTCTTCTGCCCTAAAGATATAATCCGCAATAATCTCATCTGTAGATACAGCATCGCAGTAAACTTTATCGCCATATGTATCATACTCAATTGCCTGTTCCTCCACAGTGATTGCATTAAGCATCAATGTGCCAGATGGCATTTGGTATGCAGCATCCCAACGTCCTGTCGGGGCTGTTGATAATCTGTTAAGAACCGCCTGATTAGTCGCAAATCTCCATCGTGTGTTTGTCAGAGAAGACCGCGCTATATCTTCATAGATCGCATCTGCGACAGAAGACTCAGCAGTCCCATCCGTAAATGATTGAATCGCATCACCGCCTATAAGCAATGATGCGCGTGAACAAATCTTAATCGCTGTGTTTGCATAATCTGGCATGGCAGTATGGGGGCCGAAGCCCCCATCCCTTTATTAATCGCCGTCTGTTTCAACAACGGCAGTGCCGTCTGAAACATCGACTACAGTGCCAGTGTTCGAGAGAACATTAACAAAGTTGGTTGTTGGAACATTGGTGTCACAAACAATAATCAAGTCACGAACAGCTAGCATATTTGCTGCGCTGTTAAAGTAACCTGCGGAGTTTACAGTCGCAATTGCGTCTGCGCTTGTGTACATCCACAAACTTCCGTTTGAGTCACCACCAATTCGAGCTAGTCCACTTGCTGCATAAGCCATGTTTTACTCTCCTTAGTTATTGTCGAGGACTTCATAGACGCCATCATCGTCAATAACGACAGCCCCCATTGACATCATCGAGGTTGCGAGGTGTGAGACTTTTTCCGCAACATAGTTGACCTCAGTTTGAACATCAGAGTTGATGCCAAGGCCAACAGCGTTTGTGTGGTAAGCAAAGTTTTTGCCACCTGCAACCGCAGACGTTGAGAAGATTTTAAAGCCCAAGAACTCTTTCATGGTGATGCCACCTGCGAAGGGCAGGTTTTGATCGCCAACGAAATCAGAAGATGCAAACTCTGTGATGTTATACAGATCAGCAAATCCCGCAGGAGACATCGCCAAGAAGCGTTGTCCGTCCTCTGGCATGTCAGCGTTGCCAACAGTCTCAAAGAGAGAAAGCAGGTCAGCCTTTGCCAAAGCAGAGCCAGTGTCGTGGATTTGAGTTGAGTTAGCACCTGCGTCGAGAGCAGTTGTTAGAATCTCATCTGTCTTACGACCAAGCGCAGCAGCAGCAGATTGAGCTACAGCTTGACGCTCGTTGATGTTGATTTTCAACTCGTCCAATTTATCAATGTACTCTGGTGCATAGTAGTCAGCCATAGTGACTTCGACGTTTGTATGCGCCAATTCCATTGGGGTTACGTTGCCGTTACGAGATTTCGTATTGGCTGTGCCTTTTCCAATTACTTGGAAACGAGCAGTTGAACCAGTCACATTCGTAGAGCGAACAGTGTTCCGTAGTTTAGAACCCATACGCTGATACGCCATGTGAACTTCGGTTTCAAACTGCTTGATAAAGGCTTGGTCAATTGTATTAGCCATTTTCACAGTCCTAATTGAAGTTACGGTTTACAACGGGTGTCCACTCTCGCACTTCAATAAGGGTATCCTTTCGGGCCTTTCAGTGCATTATGGGCCGTAATGGCCTATCGTAAACATTTTTTTTCACAGGATTGCAACGCACAAATTCAACATACTTGTTTTTACCTGACTCACTAATACCTACTGGCTCAAAGCCAAGCCATGCCGCCCATTGCAGCATTGACTCATATTTAGCAAGTATTGTCATCGTCATCCCTTCTTGGGTCTGGTCAAAGAAATTAACAAGCATCTTTGAGCCACGCGCAAGCAGGGTAAAGTTTTCTTTGATCTTATCTGAGAACATACAGAACATTTGCGGATATTGCTGATCGTCAGAATAACACAGACCGCCAACGGCTATAAAGCTTTCGCCTTCTGCCCTGACAAGATAGCACTCGGATGTTTCGTACATCTCAATAATGGCTTGCTCTAAGTCTGTATGACCAAGCAGAGCAAGCTCATGTTTGTTTTCGTTGCTGAGATTATTAACGACTTCATCAAGTTGACGTAAGGTAAAGGGGGTCATGTAATAACGCCCCCTTTTTAAAACCTTAACTTCGGTAAAGCCCTTGGAATCCTTCGGTAACTTGCTTGATGAAGTGAGGGTCACGATCTTTCCAGTACCTTGGGTCATTCATCATCTCCCTTAAGTCGGCCTCACTTTGACCTGCCGTTGATTGCGCTTCTGCCGCAAATGAACCATCCTTCATCGCTTCCATTATTGTTTCAAGCGCAAGGATTCCTTCGTGGCTTTCACACATACGCTCTACGGCAGGAATTGCCTCAGTAGGAAAGAACTTATCGGCAAACATAGATGCCGCCTGTATACGGTCATTTGCATTTTCACCTAGCTTTGCGGCTTCGCCCTCAAGGTCTGGCTGTGCGTTTCCTACAGCTTGGGAGTACATTTCAATGCCTTTATTAAACTCTTCCTGAGAAAACCCATTTTCAAAAGAATGTTCAGCCCACCATTGTAACAGTTCATTATCTACAGCAGCTTCTTGGTCAATACTCTCTGGTAATTGGTAATCACCTGCCGCCTCTGGCCTTTCACTAAAAGCCTCGGTTTGGATTTCCTCAATTATTTTAGAGCGAATATCCTCTTCCTTTGTGCCAAGTTTTGACTCTAGCTCCTTATATGCTTTAGCTAAGTCCTCGCCTGTGTTGTATTTTTCGGGCAACCACTCAGGTCGTTGTGGCTGACTGTCCTCTGCTACAACGAAATCACGCTCTTCTGTGGGCGCTTCTACGGCTGTTGCTTCGGCTACTGTCTCGTTCATTTGTTCTTACTCCTGTGCGAATGTGAGATACGTTGCTCAATAAGGCCAACGAGATAACGTTGACCTTCTATATGTCGCAACTCTTCTGTAGTCACATTAGGCCCATTAACCATTTCGATTGTAATGGAGCGCAGATAACGCAGGACTTCCTGTCCTGTGGGCGAACTGAATACATGAGCGATATTATGGCTT